CATACCTTGCGATTCTTCAGATATCATACCACCTGCTTCTAGGTTATCCATCATGTTCTGCATAACTTCAGCACCTTTATCTATGTCACCTCCGCCTGCAGCTCGTACAGCGTCTGCTGTAAATACAAATTCGTTTTTAGATAATCTTGCAGGCACATCGTCAGCTCTTTCTTCTTCACCTATTGGTACAAAACCACCTTCTCTATAATCTTTTTCTAAACCACCCATATCCATTATACCACCTTCTTGCATTGGTATTCTTGCTATACCACCATCAGCAGCATAAAAATTATCTACAAATTTTGGTTTAGGTAAAAATCTTAAACTTGGATCTTGTTGTCTAGCCATGTTAACTATACTTGCAATACTATCTGGTGTTTGTGTAAATGGTGTTTCTGGTTCTACTTCCTCTTCATCTCCACCTTTCATTAAAAATGGTGCAAGTATACCAGCAGCCCCTAAACCTGTTAGTGCTGTTCGACCTAAACTAAATTCACCTGTTTCAGGGTTTCTTACTAATCCTGCTAATAAATTACCTTTATCAAATAAACCTTTACCTCTTGTAAAACCTTTATTAAATAAACTACCAACACCTCTTCCAAAATTACTAAAATTAGAAAGACCTCCAGTAAATCCACCACCACCAGGCATAAACCCACCTGCTAAATATGCACCTCCCGCTAATAGAGCAGCTTTACCTATTGGTGATTTAGCTACTTTCTTTACAGCACGTTTAGCTTTTTTAAAAATTTTTTTAAAAAAATATGATTTAATACCAGTGCCATTAACATCTTCACCAGCACCACCTATGGATTTTAATAACTTAGCCTCATCTTTATTAATATATGCTAATGACTCACCAGGAGGCGCCATTTTTTTAGCGTCTTCTAGTGTTAAAATACCACCATTTCCTCTTAATTGTCTCGGTTGTTGCATTCTAGATATTGCCATAATTTAGTCTAAATCCTCTTTGTATCGTGTTTTGTTGTTATAATCAATCATATATATCAACTAGGTTTGCTAGTCCTCCCATCATGTAAGGTACTCTACCACCATAAGCAAATGAACCCATAGAATCAGAACCACCTGGTCCTGTAGAACCTGGTGAACTTGCTTCTTGTCCAGCATCAGCTGGTCCAGAAGGTCCTTCCATAAAATCTTTATCAAAACCAGCCTGATAACCACCTCTCATATCTCCTCGTGCAGCTGCAGCTTTATTTGCTGCTGCTCTTGCCTTTGTAGCTGCTGCTCTTGCTTCTTCCATAGCTGCTTCTTTTTGTTTATTTCTTTGATAATTTAAACTAAACATTGCGCTTATAGGATTCATAAATCCAAACATAGTAGCACCAATTGTACCTAACATACCTTTTGTAATACCAGGGTTATTGTAAGCATCAATAGCTTCTTTTTCTTCCTCGGTCATATTCATTGTAGGATCGTCGCCTTCTAAACCAAAACCAAAATCATCTGCGGTTGTACTTTGATCTTCAGGAGCAGTAGGATCCTCTCTATCGTCTCTATCTCCGCCACCACCGCCTTGATTTATTGGTAATATAAAAGGTGCTGCAGCTGCAGTGTTTGTTATACCAGAATCAAAACTTATATTTCTTTGTATAGGATCTCCTAATCTAAATCTTTCCTGTGTTATAAAACGATCACCCTGATTAAATATATTTTGATCAGCTTGATTATAAAATGATGGTGCTGCAAATATTGACATTATTCTTCATCCTTATCTGATGATGCACCTATCGGTGGCATCTTTGCTACTTTAATTTTTACAGATCTTGTTACGTGTTCTTTTTGTGTTGCCGTATCAGGATTTGCAATATCGTCTTCTGCTTCTTTATCTGAATTATATTCTTGATTTGTTATAGTATTTCTTAATACTATCTCGGCCTCACATTCTACAACAGGTACTTTTTTACCGTCTACTGTTATATATGTTATCGATCCTTCTTCTTTAAATGCCATAATTAATCTCTGTTTAATTGTAACATAGATAGGATAACATGCAATCTATCTGCTGTAGTTGCAGTTACCTTTATCTTTTCGTTTTCCGTTAAAATTAACGGATTTGTTAATAAATCTACTGTACTATTAGCATTAATAGTCTCGCTTTTAAACAGATTAAATATACCATCTGATACGTCAGATATCTGTATTTCTATATTATCATTAGATCCAGAGTCATTTGATACTATAAAAGACTTTACAATAGCCGTAGTAGATGCTGGTACTGTAAATATAGTAGTATTACTATTAGTTGTTAGATCTGCTTTTACGTTTGTGTATATATTAGCCACCTATAAACCAGGTAAATCTTTCCTGCTCCTCTTTTTGTTGATTTAAATATGTAGAATTAAGTTGTTCTACTATTGATGTCAATGTTCTATTAATCTGTTTTTGGTTAGAGAAATCATATTCTTCTTTTGGTTCTGGTATTCTAACTGTTATCTTTGCCATTATCTTCTACCATCTGGTTGTAAATCTAATTTTAATGTGCCGAATCTCCAAGATTCACTAGTTGCATCATTTTCTATTTTTAAGTTTAAAAATCTACCTCTTGCTCTTGTATCTTTTTTAAGTGTAGAAGATGTAATTGTAAAAGGACTTAACGCTGTTGTTATTTGACTATCTTGTGGATATCTTTTTATACCCAAACTTATTTTACAATTACCTGCTAGTGTTTTAAAATCTGGTACAAATCTTCGTAAAGCTAAAAAGAACTCACCTGCTACAGCGCCACCTGCAGATACACCCATAGCCGTTCTTCTCATTCTTGATTCAAGATCTATATCGTATGATTTAATAAAAGATGTAACTGTTGTAGTTGTACCATCAGGATTAACTTGATCTGTACCTACTTCGTGTTCAAATAAAGTAGTTTGACCTAATCCCGATTGACCTACTATTGTTGGAAATGTTCCAGAAGAATTTACATCATATTTGGTTGCAAAAGGTTTTGGATATATAGTTGCGTCAACCCATGATGTTCTAGATTCTGTTCCTGTATACCATACACCACCAGGTACTTTAGTTAGTGCTGACTCACCATAATTATAAACAACATACTTATCATTGTATTCAGATCCAGAAGATGGATAGTACCAAGTAACTTCTGTAAATAAATTATTTAATCCTGCTGTTACTTGTTGACCTTTTGTAGTATCAATATTTTCAAACACATGGTCTTCAACAGTACAAGGTAAAGATCTAACTGTACCATCAAAAGCAAAGAATCCTTTAGGTGACATCCAAAATGCAATACCATCTATTTCAACAGCTGCATTCTTACCTATCAATCCACAGTTAGTACCAACTTGTTCAAATCCAAATGTAAAAGGTGCACCTACAAATTTCATTGTATACAAAGCATTGTCGGTCCATATCAAAATTGTTTCTTTAGCTTTTAATGCGCCAACAATTTTTGTACCATCTTGTAGTCTTTGTGTACCTGCAGTGTTGATTGCAGTTGGTGCGTATGTGTTAATCGCTTCTTGATCAGAGAATCTTATAAACATATCATCTTGTGTTGTTGAAGTTCCAATTGTAGTTTCTGTTGCAAGATGTATTAAGTGTCTTGTTGTTGGTGACACAAGTGTAATTCTACTTGCTGTTGGATTATTTGTTGTTTGAAAATTTGTTGTAGCTGTTGAAGCTCTTGTTGTAAGTGGCGATGCTGCTCCACCATTCCATGTAAAAGTTTTTCCGTTTGCAACTGTTGCAATTAATACTTCACCAAAATTATCTAACGACCATAAACCTGGTTCTAGTGCAACGTCTGATGCAGCTGCAGCTTCTCCCCAGTTACCATTACCCCAACTAGTTACACCCCAACCATAACCATATGTTTGTGCTCTTGGTCCAACAGGTTCAAAAGGTTTTATACTTAAACTACCACCTGTTGATACAGTTCCTGATGCATTTGATGATTGTGTAATCGTAAATGTATTTGTTGTTTTTGTGATGACTTGAAAATTTTTATCTTCAAAATCAGAATTACTAAAACCTGTACCACCAGGTAGTGTAACAGAATCTAATTGTATTATATCACCAACTGATAAACCATGTCCTGCTTTTGTAATTGTACAAGTCGGTGAACCATTTGTTGTTGCAATTGTTGCAGATGTTAAAGTAGTTTTAAGTGGTGTAATATCATATAGTTGACCTTCAAAATATATAAGTAAAAATTTATCTGTGCCTATTGCAACATATCTATTTCCAGTCAGATCTGTAAAAGCATGCATAGCTCTTGCAACACCAACTATTGTACTTGTAACAAGTGATGACCAACCACCAACTTTTTCTGGTAAACCATATCTAAATCTAACGTTATCAGAATCTATCCATCTGCTTTCAGCACCAGCGTCAGAAGATTGTTTGTCTATTCCAGGAAGAAATTTATACTCTACTAGAGCCATCTAAAGCTCCTATATTTTATCTTTATAGATCCAGCCTCTAGTAGCATTGGCATATACTAAAGTAAAAGCTGCACTGTTTACACTAACAACTAAATTAGAAGCGGCACCTAAAATATTAGATCCGTTTCTTGCAATTGTTAAATTGTTAGAATTAAAATTATTACCACTATCAATAAAATGAACTTCATTGCCAATTGCTGGTGACGCCGGTAGCGTGACAGTTACAGAACTACTTATTCCACCACCTGATGTATCTATTAATAATTGATCACCATCAACAGCAGTGTATGCTCCTGGTACTGTATAATAACCTTTGTTAATAATTCCTTTGTTTATATTTGTTCCATCTGAATATAATTCT